ATGTTGATTTCCCATAGATACACGGTTCGGTATCATCAATCACGTATTGCTCGTGTTCAAGGTAACCGGACTCTTCTTTAACTTCGCGCTGCGCTGTCTCGAGTAAATCTACATCGAAGGGTTCAACGTGTCCCTTTGTAAAGCTCCAGCGAAATGATAACTTATTCTGAACCAAGAGGTATCTGTCCTTATAATTCAGAATAATACCAGCCCTTTCACCATCTTGTGCTAAAGTAGAGCCAATGAGAAGTAAGATGATCGTAGGAAAAATCATTTCGCTCTACTGTAATGTTTTTTATTTCTTTGGCGTCTATTGCGTCTAGTGCGCCTTCCCCCCATATTCGCCCCCGTTCTCTCTTTATAGGCTTCTAACATCTTAACAAAAGATGACATTGCGGGTTTTAATTGTGCGAGATCCAATGTACTTTGTCCATTGCCGTCTCTCAAGCCAAGGTTTGCACCCGCAGTAAGAAGAGCCATGGCAGTGTCAAGTTGTCCTGCCTTACATGCCCAATGAAGTGGCGTCGCAACTGGCTCCCAGGGATCTGTTGCGAGAGTGAGCGCATCTTTATCGGCGCCGTTATCAAGCAGTAGTTTCAATGCACCCACTAACCCTTGCGACGCAGCCCAATGTAAGGGAGCCGCGCCTCTCGTATTTCTTAAATTGACATCAGCGCCCAGGCGAATGTAAGAAACTGCTATTATTTTATTTTTGTTTGCTAGTGCCACAATAAGCGGCGTATTTCCATCCCCTGAAAGTTTATTTATATCCGCGCCAGGAATACTCAATAATACTGATATCGTTTCACTCGGGACAGCGCCCATTAGACCGATTGAACAGAGTACATTCGTAATTGACATTGGTATATCTGCTTCCCACGGTCTCGGAACTAACGGTCTCGTATTGATTTCCTGTATAGAATCAGGTGGCGCTTGCGCACCATGTATAAAAGTAAGTATACGATCAAGCGCATATATATTAAATTCTGGAACGTGTTTTATTTTACGTAAACCACTCTTTCTTGCGATCTCTTGTGTAGGATGCATAAAGCCACGTGTGCCTGATATATGTCCTTCTTCACCAATCGCGCGTGTTAAACCAAGATCCAGTAAATGAACGGATACGATCTTATTTTCGTGCATGCGAACAAAAATGTTTTGCGGTTTTAAATCCAAGTGAAGAATTCCCAAATTTTGGTGAAAAAACCGATAAACATAGAAATCAAGAGTCACAATAATAAAAATCGCCTCATCGCTTGTAAGATATCTGTCCTTTAGAACATCATCAAGATTTGCGCCTGAAAACAGTTCTTCTATGATATACCCTGTATCGCCACGAATCATTGAGCCAAAATAGTACGGTGTAAGGGGAAGTAATGAATAAAGTGGATGCGAACAGACAAGTTCAAGATATTTCACTTCCGTGCCAAATGACCATTTTGTAAACGTGTCGCCATGAAACTCAATATCTTTACGAAGGTACGTTTTTCCTCCATAGACAACTTTGTACGTTTGTCCAAAACCGCCACTGCCAACCCTGCGCAACTGTGCTTTGGGGATATCCACAATTGCTTCAATTTCGGGCTGCGTGAGTCGCGGGGGGAGACCTAGAGGCTGAGGTGCCACTGGCTGAACTGCAACTAAAGGAAACACTTTCATGATAATTTTTCTAACAGCAGCTTCAGTATCAAGAAAAGCTTTATCGCGAAATGGACCTACTTGTTGTGGTTGAAGGCGCTGAGCTACATCTGCCACTACCTTTTCAACGGCGCTAGCCCCAGCACGAAGTGCTTCCGTAAGCAGGGCATCGCGTTCAGCCTCAGTCGTAGGTATTTTATCAAAATGTATGATTGTAGAACGAAGTGCCCTCGCAACCTCTGTATTAAGAAATCCGAATAGATACTGCCCAACCTCGTCGGATGCCCTTGCTGCCGCAAGATGAATTTTTCTTAAATTATCTGGCGTCGCCATTTACTTATACAAGACAATTAAAAGCGCATAGGAAACAACGGTCCAGGGTCACCTCCTGTCATATTTGCGATCTCTTTTCTAACAATCTTCGGATACATGAATCTGTAATAAAGATAATCTTCCTCTGTATCTACATGTGTTGATGAGAGCTGATCCATTGTTCCGGGGCTCATAAAGCCTTCCTTCACGAGAAGTGAAACACCAATAATAACGGCAATAGCGACTACAATATAGGTAAATGTGAGCATGTTGATTGTATCTACAAGTTACAATCAAAATGCGTTTGATACTATCTATTTACAAGCCTCGGGGGAATCCTACCAAATTCGCACCGATACCGAAGCCGGCACCCTGGCGAGCCGTCACACCAATAGACGGGGAGACCAGGTCAAGTACAGCGAAGACAGCCGCCGCGACGAGCGCCAACGTGGCGATCTCGTCGACCGGCAGGGTCTTCCGGGGGATAAAAAGCGCGGCGCCAGCTACAACGAGACCCTCAATCAGGTATTTGATCGCACGATTGATAACTTCAGCAACGTCCATGTTTGTTCTATATTTAGGAAAAAGAAATTTTAATGCGGAATCTAAAGATAAAGGATTTACATTTGTAAAGAAGAATGGCAGCTGAACGTGAAGATTTCTTAACCGAGGATGCTGAGATTCCGAGCCAGCGCTGGGCTCTTCTGAGTTTCCTCAGCCCTGAGAAGGTATTAAGCCGGAAGGATACACATTTCTTTACTGTTTTTTTGAAGCAGTATGAATTTCAAGTTCGCACCCAAAATCTTGAGAAGTTCCTTGTCGGAAAGGTCAAGGATTTTAATGACAAGCTCGATAAGCAGGCGGCGGAGTTCGAATCAAAGGACCTCAGTGGCGCTGCGACCCTGTGTCGTGGTGCACAGATGCGCGTCGACACTGTATTGACCGATCTTCAGGAGTTCGTAAAGACAAACCAGAAGGAGCTTGTTCAGTCAAAGTTGAATGACGAGTTCGATGACTTCCTTTTCAAGAACAAGACCAAGCTCGAGGACGATTACTATGCACAGAACAATTTCCAGACAACTGTGCGTGGTCTAAAAATTCGCGGTGTCTACAGCGACAAGCGTGAAGCCGAGGTTCGGGCGAAGAAACTCCAGCGCACTGATCCTCTCCACAATATCTTTGTAGGCGAGATGGGCAAGTGGCTGCCGTGGCATCCCGAGCCGCACGAGGTTGCCGAGCAGGAATATGCTGAGGATCAGCTCAACACGCTCATGAAGAAGTACAAGGAGAATGAGGAGGCGCGCGAAGTGTTCCACAGAGAGCAGCGCGAATCTGGGCGTGCTCAGAAGAAGACTGTTTTCTCCGAGGATGGTGTCCCTGAGAGCGTAGGTGCTACGATGAACGTTGTAACTGGCGCACCGAAGAGCGATGAACTGCCTTCTCTTGGATCAGGAACGTCCGCATTTGCCGGCATGTTCTCATCATCTGGTCCCGCGGATCTCGCAATCGAGAGAAAGACTCAGAAGAAGGAAGAGTAAATAGACTATAAGTATGTAAACTGTTACTTTGGTATTTGTAGATACCAACACTTCAGTTAGCTCATTTGGTAGAGCGGGGGATTGTAGACAATGTCTAAGCAATAAGTCTCCCCAGGTAATTGGTTCGATTCCGATACTGAAGAATTTTTTAATCATGTAGTACATGTTTTGAAAATCATATTAATGTTGAATCTCAGACAAGTCACTGAATTTATACATAAAAAAATGTAATAGGGCGACTGACGACAGTGCCATGCCCGCCACTTGAATTATATGCCATTCCTTTGTTCCATCTTCATCTTCTTTTACGTCAACCGCTTTACATATATTTGTTAAGCTATATATTGAATAACCAATTGCATATCCTAATAAGGCGCCTAGACATACGTCACTAAAATGATGATAGCCAAATGACACGCGATGTAATGCTGTCATTGCGGCAACAAAAAAACCAAAAGACACAACAGCCAATTTTATTGTCGGATCGTAAAAGGGTATTCCTAAAAACGTTTTATCCTCATTACTCTTTGTACTGTCTGATAGATACATATGGAGAGTTGTCGCCAATGCGACGGCAATAATAGTATGCCCTGAAGGGAAACTCTGATGCATGGTACCACCAAGGCAATGTTTAGGGTCAATTAATTTATCTAAGCCCTTTCCTTTCAAACATCCTGGGCGAATGCGGTCTATATTATGTTTCATATACGTCGCAACACTGAAAGCAAACCAATGGGGTAAAAGATGAAACTGAACAGGATTGAATGATTTATCATAAAACATTGTAAATATAGCTAAAAACATACCGGGAATCACATATAATTCATAGGGTAATAGACCCAAAAAATACGGGGCTTTTGAAATAAGCGGATTTTTATTAAGACCTATATTTTCGTATATCCATTTTGTTATTTTGAAATCAACATTATTTGTAGCTTTTACTATATTTTGTATCATCTTATATTAAAGTATTTTTTAATATAAGATCATTATTTACAATGGAAACTACTGTACAAAAATAGGAATACACTTATTTTCCTGGCAAAACTGTCCCTCGGCACACGTTACACCCGCGCAATCCAAATCGCGGAATCCCTCGTAAGGAAACGCAGCCGGAAAGAGATTTTTTAAGAGGGGAACTACAACTAATACAGCCAAAAGGACAACAACTAGTCCAACCAATCCGTATGAACGCGCCATTCTACCAAGACTCAAGGAAAAACGGGCAGCCCTGTATCTCTCGGGAGAAGTGATGTCCTGTTTTCTTCGCAATATCCATTAAAACACTTCTCCTTTGGTTGATTTTTACATGAGGACAGATCAACACCGCACCGTTCTCCCAGAAACCCTTCATTAATCCTGTAAAATCTGTCGCAACCCAGAAGAACACATGCGATGAAGAGTATAATTAAACTTTGTATAATGACTTTTCTCATGTCTGTTTATTCTAATTCTGTCCGGGAAATTTCTTCACGCTTATTGCAGGTCCCTTGAGCTTCCGTGCGGCATTAGGATCGTACTCATTGATGCCCTCCTCATCCTTCTCCTTAAAATGCGCAGCCGAGTGCGCCCAGAATTCGGGCGCACCAATGCGAAAGTCGGAATGCTGTTCTGCCTTGTACCAAAAAATACAATCTTCCATTTTATTACTCTGACTTGTGTTATCTATGACAAGACATTCATAGTTCTGTGTACATTGGTCCATGATCTGACAGAAGAACTCAAACGACGGGAACGCCGAGCCATAGTTGTCAAAAATGCGCTTTCTATTTGTAAAATACGGTTCTCTCAAGATAAAGACATAGTCGACGTTAGTACGAAGAGCCGGCTGAATGCCTAGCGGATACTGCATAGTAATCAAGAAAAACACCTTGAGCCAACGACCGTTCATGAAAAGGTAGCGAATATTCTTGTCGTGTGTCCAACTGTCGTCGTACATACAGTCATCGAGGATCATAAAGGATCTCGGGTCGACTCGTGACACCATTTGCCCTGCCGCCTGTTCTTTCATAATACGTGCCATCATCATCTTTTGTCTTTTCACGAAATTTGATAAAATAATTGCACTATACTCACCGTGAATAAAAAGTGGCGGAATCATTTTACCGTAGAAAGAATTTGACTCTTCTGTGCCACTAATTACTGTTCCGAGGGGCATATTCTGATGGTTAAAAAGCAAGTCGCGCACAAGAGTTGACTTTCCGGTACGACGACGTCCAATAAAAACGGCGACGGCGTCCTGGGGAATCTTCTTCATGTCAAACTTTCTTAAAGACACATTCATTGATGCGGAGGCTGCCATAAGCTTTGATAAACTAGACACATAGAAAAAAAGTGCGGCATACACGAGATTTGCTTTTCACATGACAATCAAGAACAGAGGAATGCTTACAGGTGGAATC